CAGCGGCCCCGGCGAGAGCATCCGCGAGAATGCCGAGCCAGTTCATTTTCGGCTTATCTTCAAGCTGCGGCGCGTTCATCGCCTGAGCCAGCGGCCCAATGCTCGTAGGAACTGCTGGGGCAGCCTGCGGCTGCGTCAGGCTCGAGAAGGGCGTCATGCCGGGGACACCAAACGCCATCACAGGGCTCCGTAATTCACACCGGCATATTGGCCGATGAAGTTGGGGACAAAGGCGGCGGGACGAAGCTTCTCAACCTCATCCGCAATCACGCCGATGATCTTTTCGCCATTCGGGGACGACTTCCAGTTCCACTCGTACTTACCGAGGCCGTCACCCTTGTCATCCCATTCTCCGATTCGGCGAATGTTGGTCTTCAGGCGGCGGTCAGATGCCATCGAGGCGGCCTGTGCGGCGCTTGCCATTGCGGACAAGATCATCGGGCCGATCGGCTGCGACTGCGTAACCGTGCCGTTGGTCGTGTTGTACTGACCCAGAAGGCCCCGGATCGCTTCGGCGTAGGTATTACCAGCGGCCTGCGGAAGGCTGGCTGATACGCCCGTCAATCCGGCAAGCTGTCCCGGCGCTTGGTTCTGGTACTGCCGCTCCTGCGCATAATCGGCATAGCGAAGCTTGTTTTCGTTATCGGCCAGCGCTCTCGCGAGAACTCCCGCATAATCTCCCGAGCCGTAGCGGCCCGCCCCCTCAAACTTGCTGTCCACGCCGCTCGTGACATCACGGTTCGATGCGTTGATGACGTTCTGGAGATACGGGTTCCCGTTGAGGTAATTGCCGTTCATCACGCCCTGCGAGTAGTCCAGCGCGGAGTTGATGCGCGGCAGCAGGGTCGAGTTGTTGGCAGTCGCCGCCTCGAACCCCGGCCTCAGGACGTTCGCCGCGTCCGTGACGTATGGCGCAGAGTACGTGCTTGGCGCAGTCGTCTGCGTACTCTTCGATTTGGAAGATGAGAGGCCCACTTTACAGCACTTTCGCTAGAGTCATTGTGTGCGGGCGATAATCCCGCCCCTTCAGTGCCCGCATCCATCCGAGGCGGCTTTCGACGGTCACGTGGCTACAGCCAGCTCGTCGCGCCCATTCCTCGGCCAAAGGGGCCAATTCGTTGATAATCTCGCCCATGTCCCCAGTTGCGCAGAGGCAATGCAGAACAAGGGCGTTGGGATAGCGCTGGATCTCGCCAGCCACTGCCGACTTGTCCGTGTGCCAGATGATCGCCGTCCCGTTGGCGACCTTTGCGTCCAGTTCCTCGATCCGGTGAAAGTCGGGGTCCATCGCTGACGCGAACCCTTCGCGGAACCGGGGGTAGCTCAATATGAATTGTTGAGGCGGAAGCGTCCGCCGCTGACGATGTTGCCGCCCTTTTCGCCGCCGCTCTCGGTCGTCGTCGTGGGTTCGGTGATCGTGGTTGAACTGTTGGATACGGTCGTGTCGCCAACCGTCTGCGTCGGTGCAGTCGTGGCGTTGGGAATGACCGATCCGAGAAGGTTGGGAATGTTGAACGTGGTCGAGCCGTCGCCCGCGCCCCAGGTCGTTCCAATCAACGCAAACAGGGCGGGAAACGCGATCCGCGATACCGCCGAGCCGTCGCACAAAAGCGCATTATCGACCGGAGTTGAAACGGGCCTCGGAATGAAGTCCCCGACATCGCGGCGGGTCTTGTTCAGGCCCGCGATGGCATTGGCTGCGCGACGGTTGAACTGCACCTGAGATCCGGCAACAACCGGAACCGCCGAAGGGTAAGCGGCACTGGTACAGATGAACCAGTAAAGCAGGCCCGCGACATAGAGCGTGTAGGACTGGCTTCCGGTAGCCGAGAGGCTGTCCGTGGCCGTGATCGTGAAGGTCTTGTATCCAGCTACGGTCGGCGTCCCGCTGAGAACTCCGCCGCTGCTCAAGCTAAGCCCTGTCGGCAGCGAGCCGGAGGTCACTGCGTAGGTGTAAGGAGAACTTCCCCCAGCGGCGGTAATCGTCTGCGAATATGCGCTGTTGCTGGTCCCGTTCGGTAGTACCGTTGGGGCAAGGGTAATCGCCACTAGCGCTTGGCCCCGCGCTTGGGCGTCAGGTCATAGCCTTCTGCGTAATTCCAGGTCGTTCCAGCTGCGGTGCTCATGGTGAAGCGCATGTAGCGCCCACTGTCTCGCACCGGCATGTCGCCCGAGGCCGTCAGGGACGTATAGGAGTTGGTTATTCCCGTATCCCCGAGCCGAGCCCGAGACTTGATCGAAACGGTCAGCCCTGAAGTTGCGTCGGTAAGCGGGCGAATGCTCGCCAGCCTCGCGTCTCTGCCGGGAGCGATCTCGAGGTCGCCGGTCTCCAGTGTGGCCGCCATTGGCGTTCCCGAGAGCGTGCCTAGTTGGTATGACGTATCAAACACGAAGAACAGCGGGTTGCCGCCCTTCCAGTACGGGTCATCGAGAGACCGTGGGACGCTCTCCAGCGAGGAGTAAACGATCCCGATCTCTTCCAGCGTCCACGTCCGCGAGAAGCCCGCAAAAACGATTGTCGAGGGCTGGTGAACGACCGACCACGCATCCAGCACCCAGTTATAGATCCAGATCGTGTCGCCCATGCCCCAGGCAACGAGGCTGTTGTGCATATCCACCGAAGTGGACATTCCCGACCAGTCGCTGTTCGAGTAACTGTTGGCGAAGGTGCGATCGACGCGCTCCTGCCCGATCGGCTTGATCGTCGCCCCGTCCCACATCATGAAGCCGCTATCGGAGAGCCAGAAGCCCATCTGACCGGCCTGGATTACCGAGTGAGGTGAAACACAGCCAACGTTGTTTGAGATCTCGTCAAACTGAAAGACCAGATTGTCGCCAACGTAGGTCATTCGCGAAACGCGGGTGCGCTGGAGGATAATCCCAAATTCGCCGCCAAGCAGGCCCTTGATCTCGCCGCCTGAGGGAATGATCTGGTAGTCGCACTGCTCGAGGCCGACTGTCCATGATTGGGCGTTGTTGATGCCCGACCACTGGAGCTTGTTGGCTACCCCGCCCGCAGGCGCACAAACGAGAAAGTCCTTGACGACCGTAAGCATGGTAGCCGTTGGAGGCGCCCCCCCAAGAGCACCGACCGTGAAGGTGGCAAGATCGACCTTCTGGAGCGGGTCGGTCCCGTTGGTTGCAATGGCAACGCCGCCGAACTGCGCGAACCGCCATCTTCCGGATCCGGCAGAGTAGCCGGTGCTGATCTGCGTCCATCCGGTGTTGGAACTGACGTAAAGCTTGTCGGTCGTTCCCGCGATGATCGAGGTGACACCGGCGGGCGAGGTGAATGTACCGGCCCCCAAGGGTTTACCCGGAAGCGCGGAGGTAAGCTGCGTCCACTGGCCAACCGGGCGATAGCCCAGCGGCCCGCGATAGACGTTTGAGGCCGTCTGCAGGCCGTCACTGAGGAATGGCGGCTTATCGGGTTCGTAAGCCCCGAAGATGAGCCTCACGTGCGCAGAATCCGGGGCGCAAGGGCATCACGGTTCCAGCGGCGGTTTTCGCTGTTGACGTGCAGCTCATCGAGCATTTCGTCATGGGCGGACTTGATGAGCGGCAGGCGCTCGTCGTTCCAGCCAAAGAACTCCGCCTGAAGCAATGCTCCAAACAGGTAGATGTCGGGCGCCTTGGTCAGCAGCCAGTTGGTCGTGTTGGAAACCGACAGCGCAGGAATGCCCTGTCGGTAATTGATGGTCGCAGAGCCGGTGACGGCGGGATCGGTGCGGATATACGAACCAACCACGTCGAACAGCACGGGATCTTCCTGGAAGTCGCCGTCGATGCTGTTGAGGCCGTCGAAGTCTGCGGGGAGGGGAGCGATGCCGTCCGCGAACGTGATGGTCGTGACGGTGTTCTGTTGCTCATCGTCAAGCTTGCGCTGGAACCGCGCCTCCGCGAGTTGGATGAACTCGGGGATACGGGCGGTCAGGTTCGCATCGCCTGACTTGTTCAGCCAGTTGCCGACTGCCGTTTGGAGGCTCGCAAAATCGCTGATCACATGCGTTTCCCGTGCGGGTTGAACGCAGGCGCGAGAGCGATCAGCTTGCGCAGTTCGTCATTGTATTCGGGCTTGAAATACCAACCGTTCGGAAGGCCGCGCGATTGCCCGTAAATGACGCACAGGGTCTCGGGCAGGGTCGCGATCTCGTAGCCCATGCCCTCGACATACTTGGCGCCGTTGAGGCGCTGTTCCGCGACGTATTCACGGACAGGAGCATCATCCTGCGTATGCGTAACGGCCACCTTGTCGTCGGCGTGGTCGTAATGAAACTCTTCGGTGATGGCGCCCGTCTTGTCGGACGTGAGTTTTTCGACCGGCATTGCGGCACCCCCAAAAGAAAAGGCCCGCCGAAGCGAGCCTAACTTAGTGTTATCGTCTAACTGGATGCGGCTACGGTATGTGCCGCCAGTTCTCGCGCCTCCAGATGGCGGTTATCGCCCTGTGGCTAACGCCGTATTCTCTGCCGATCGATGCGGCACTCTGTCCGCTCCCCTCTCGGGCGCGAATGGCGCGAACATCGTCCTCGGTCAGCTTTGCGCGCTGGTGATCTACACCCAAGCGCCTTCCCGGCCTCGCCCGTCCCTTGCGGTGCATGTCGGCCATGTTTTCTTTGAATGTCCCGGCCATTAAATGAGATGGATTCACACACGGCGGGTTGTCACACGTGTGCATAACAACTTCGGGCTCAAACCCGTTCGCGATCAAAAACGACAAGCGGTGCGCACCCACCTGTGGAGACCCCTTGCCGCCTCGCTGAATTTGTCCGTAGCCGTTAGGCGATCGCTTCGCCTTCCACGGCCAACAATCGTTAGGTCCGAGTTTCTCAACATAGCGCCAAAACCGCTCCTCCAGCGGTGCGTGAGTGCGGCCAGCGTGAGGATCGCCGTATTTGGCAACCCGCTGATAGTGCATCTCGCACCAGCCCTTGGCGTAGTATTTGCGAGTACATCCCTCGACTAAACAGGCGTTCTGCAATGTGACCCTCCCATCTCTGGAAGGGCCACACTACATCATTGCTGGATTTAACGCAATTACTGACCTCAGCTAAGGTCTGCAACCAACGCGAGACCCGCTTCGTTGCGAACCTCGATGCTGTACTCGGAGAGCACCGCGCCCTTCATCGCGTCGCCAGTCGTCGCAATATCGATCGACTTGAACTTACGGCCAGGGAGGTACACAACCGATACCAGCGACGGGTCGAGAAGGTGAACTTCACGATCCGCACTGGAAGCCGCACCGCGCGTGAACCGCGACGGGACAATCTTCAGCGTGCCGAAGTCGCCGTCATAGACCGTGATGGTCGCCGTCAGCTTCTTGTCTTCGACGCTGTAGAACTTCGTCGCACCGCCCGAGAAGGTGGAGATGACTGCACGCTGCTTCGGACCGCAGAGAGCGACCGAAGGCTTGCCGCCAGCAACCCAGGCATTCTGCATCTGGGCGGTCATCAACGCTTCCGTGAAGGTGCGCTGCGTGCCGTCAGTACGGGCAGTCGTGGTCGAGCCGTTGGCCGCACCAACGCCAGAGCTGACGTTCGTGGCGTACCACGAAAGCAGAGGACGGAGCTGGGGGGCAGTCGTCGAGTTGCCGGTCACCGGAGCCTGGTTCGAGCATAGCACGAACTCGATGTCGCGCTTGAGCTCGGCCCGCTTGTTGGCCATCTGGCGAACGATTTCCGAGTTACGGCCAGCCTTGTCCACCGCTTCCTGCGTGCCCGACACGATGACTTCCTTGCGGGAAATCTGCGTGCGGTTGCCGACGCGCGTGGTAAGGATGGCTGCACCGAAGGAAATGTCGTCACCCTGGAGCTGTGCGTTGGCCGCAGCAGCGTTCAGAGCCTCGGTCTGCCATTCGTGAAACGTCGCCTTGGCGGTACCCTCGTCAGCCATCGACTGAAGCGGAACCTCGACGGGCGAGATGTTGTAGATCTTGTCGAGAAGATCTTCGCGGTTGCCGACCGCAGAGAAGGTCAGCAACGTGTTACTGAGAATTGCCACTGTAGTTATTCCTCGAAAAACTGATTCAGGACGTGCGCAATCCGCTGGTCACGCGAGGCGTGGGCGGGCATGCGCTTTGCGGGTCGCGAGGAATCCGAATTGTCCGACTTGAGGGCCTTCGCCTTGGGTTTCGGGACAATCTTCTTGGCTGGCAGCTCGGCTTTAGACTTTTCGATCGCGTCGTAACGGCGGGCCTTGTCGATGATCGTTAGAGCCCGGTGGTCGATGAGTTCGGCAATTTCGCCGTCCTCGAAACCAGATCCACGGAGGTAATTCACCGCCTCCGAGGCAAAGCCCTTCATCTTCTCGGGGTCTGCCAGTTCCGGCATTGCCTTGATGAGGGCTTCCGTTTCCTTCTGTGCCATTTCGGCCTGTTGGGCCGCTTCGGCTTCCGGATTACCCCGTGACGCATCAGCGATCTTCGCTCTCGCTTCGGCTACGACCGCCTGTCGTTGTTTGACGGCTTCCTGTAGCTGGACGTAGGTGGCGGGATCGGATGCGGCGAGCGCCTGCCAGTCGATGTTCTTGGCTTCGCTCAGGATGGGGTCGAGTTGTTCGAAAAGTTCGACCTGTCGCTGTAATTCACTCGCAAACTGGCTTTGGAGAGCTTTCTTCTCCTCGGCCAAGGCCATCGTCTTCTTGGTGTAATCCTGCTCGCGGCTGTAGCCCTTAGTCAGCTCTGACAGAGGCACTTCAACCTCTTCGCCGTTCACCTTGACCTTGTAGGTTGGCTCTGGCGCGTCTTCGGACTCCCGGGATTCGTCCTCGGCAGTTTCTTCCTTGTCGTCGTTGGCTTCGGTCGCGTCCTCGTCGCTAGTCGCTGCCTCTTCGGCTTGGCTTTCGCTCTGTTCTTCGACCAGTTCGGAAACCACTTGTTCAGTGGCGTCCTCTTGGGTTGCTCCCGATGCAATTTCCTCGATAATCGAGTCCATTGACACGGGCGCGTCAACGGCTGCCGTTTCCGGCGTCACCGCTTCTGTCATAAGTATTCCTTTGGTTGTGGAGGCTTAGCGGAGCGGCGC